ATTACTTCATGGCCGCGATCATGAACGACGGTTCGGTGCGCGCCTGGGGCCGTGCGCTCTACGGGCAACAGGGCACGGGCAATACCGGAGACATTGGCCGCACCTTTCCGGCGCGGGTGGCGTTCCCACCTGGCGCACCGCGCATCGTGTCCGTGACCTGCTTGTGGGATGCCACCTACTTCATCGATGCGGACGGTGGTCTGTGGCACGCGGGTAGCAGCAACGGCTGGGGATCGGACAACCCGGTTCCCAAGCGGATCAATGGGGTGGGTCAGTTGCCGGCTGATGCGGTGGTTAAACAGATGATTACCGGCCACGATTGGTACGGCTACCGCATGTTCGCCTGCCTGGATGCGCTGGGCCGCGTCTATGTCTGGGGCAACAACCAGCAAGGTAGCCTGGGTCTCGGGCACACCTCAGTGGTGACCACGCCGACGCTCGTTCCTTTCACCGCCGACACGCCGATCAAGGCGGTGTTCCTGTCAGGCGGTACCTATGCCGCCAGTTACCTGATCGACACCACCGGCAAACTCTGGGTTGCCGGGGAGTCCAATTCCTGCGGCTTTGGCAGCGACCAATACACGCACCGGCTCTGGATGCCCTGGGGGAGCGAGAAGCGGGTCAAGAAGGTGTTCTGCTCCGAGTCCGATGCCCATTGGGTGGCGGGCAGCCAGTACTACCGCAGCTATGGCGTCATTCTGGAGGACGGTTCGCTTTACCGTTGGGGCCACGACGAAGGGCAGACTTCCGGCATCTGGGGCACGGGGTACACCGGCTCCATCTTCACCGGCCATGCGCTGTTCCCCTACAAAGTGCTCGATGGCGTGGTAGACGCTTACGCGATCTCGGGCGGTTATGGACGCACGCTGGCATTGATGCAGGACGGCACGGTGCGTCATACCGGCAACAACAACTATCACATCGGCGGTGGTACGGATCGCACTACATGGGCCACCATCGGTGGCGACTTCTTGACCCAAGTGACCAAGCTGCGCATGTATGGCAGCAGCTATGGCTCGTCGGCGATGGCATTGCGTGCCGATGGCAAAGCGGTGGGCTGGGGCATGGGTGGCGCCGGTCAGTGTGGCAACGGTTATGCAGACTCATCTAACAAACCCGAACGCTTCGTTCTGATTGATCGGCCGATCGTGGACTTCTCGCGCTCGGGAACGATGGGCTGCGGCGAAGGGGGTGAGTACCACAACGGGGCTTACCACTTCCTCACCGCCGATGGTCAGGTCATGTCGACCGGCCATGGTCAATACGGTCAGACGGGTGACGATGACAGCGACCATCGCTTCGCCCCGTCGCCGATCCTGTTCTGAACCCTGCTGAATTTCAATTTCCACTCTTCAAGGACTGTTCATGGGAACCGTTTCTCTGGGCAAGATTGCCTTTACCTGGCGCGGCGCGTATGACGCCAGCGCCACCTACGCCCGCCAAGATGTGGTGGGCCACTACGGCGACAGCTTTGTCTGTCTGACGGACGCCACCATGGGCGTGACACCGGACGCGACGTCAACCGCTTGGGATCTGTTCGCTCAGGGCACGCAAGGGGTGTCGAGTGCGCCGGGCGAGGTAATCTACTTCGACGGCAACCAACTGGTCGCCCTGCCCGTCGGCCAGTCCGGGCAGGTGCTGACCATCGGTGCGCAGGGCGTGCCGGTCTGGGCGACACCCGATGTACGCTCGGGCACCAAGGTGCTGAAGCTGCCGGAGAACGCCAAAGGCGCGCAACCGAACAGCTACCGCCAGTTTGGTTTGATCATGACCGATGGCAGCATCCGCGCCTGGGGGCGCAATGCCAACTGGAAGCTGGGGGATGGCACCACCTATGCACGCTCTTATCCAGCACGCACCGCGTTTCCGCCCGGGTTTCCGGGAGCTTTGAAACTCTATTACAGCCAGGACACCAACGGCTACTGCATCGACAAGAACGGGCAGCTGTGGGGTTGGGGCTACAACGGGTACGGCCAGCTGGGCACCGGCAACACGGCCAATCAGCCTGTCCCTTTCAACATGAGCGCCAACGCCAGCAACTCGATCGCCGGTAAGACGGTCGTGGATCTGGCGCTCAACTGCGGCGGCGAAGGCTACAACAGCACCCTGGTCCTGTGCAGTGATGGCACCGTGCACGCCTGCGGCTACAACGGTTATGGTCAGCTCGGCCTGGGTGACACCAATCAGCGCAACAACTTTGTGCAACTGCCGGTGCTCGCTGGCATCACGCAGATTGCCGCAGGTCGTGAGCGTTACACCGCCTACTACGCGGTCAAGAACGACGGCGCCCTGTATTCGTGGGGCTACAACGGCAACGGACAGTTGGGCGATGGCACGACCAACCAAGCCAACGTCGCCATGCCGCGTGCCGGTGGCAGCCTCGCCGGTAAAACCATCGTCAAGGTGTTCGGCGCCTACGTTCACGCCTTTGCGCTGGACAGTGCCGGTGCCTTGCACGCCTGGGGCGTCAACGACTACGGGCAACTGGGCAATGGCAACACGGCTAACCAGTACACCCCGGTGCAGGTGGCCACCAATGTGGTGGATGTCTATGCCGGCAGCTACGATTACCCGATCACCTACCTCAAGAAGGCGGACAAGACGCTGTGGGCCTGCGGCTATGGTGGCTACTGGGGCAACGCCAATGGCAGCTCGGGCGGCAACTGGAATCAGGTGCCGGTGGGCGATACCGTGGTGAAGGCCGTTCATGGTGGCACCGCGTCCTACAACTATGGCGCCGCCCTGATGGAGAACGGCACGGTTTACGCCTGGGGCTACAACGGCAACGGCGGTCTTGGCCTGGGGGATGCGACCAACCGCAGCAGCGTTGAACTGGTGCGCATCGCGCAACGCAAGGTGGTGGACATTTCGTCTTACGGCTGGAGTTCCGAGCAGGGCTTGGTGTTTCTGCTCGACGACGGTCAGGTACTCGCCAGTGGTTATGCGGGCGAAGCGCAGTTACCCGAGGACGACAGCGAAACCAGCTACGTGCCTTACCCGGTGATCCTCTGATGCCGAACGCCGCATTGTCTGAGGCCATCAAGGAAGCCTACGCCAGCGCGTCGTCGGAGCAAATCATTCTGCACACGCTGGAGTTGCGCCATCCCGCCTTCGTCGATGACGCAGGCGAACAGGTCGCCATACGGGTGGTGCGCGACACAAGTGATCTGTGGGCACGGCTGGAATCGCAAGCACCGCTTCAAGCCGGCGAACGCGTGCAGTTCGTGGCCATGGGCTTTGAGTTGGATTTGCCGCCCGTGGACACCATGCCGGTGCCGGAAATCACCGTGACGCTAGATAACGTCTCTCGGGAGATCGTACGCCACCTGGATGCAGCGGCCGAGTCGCAGTCGGTGATCGAGGTGACTTACCGGCCGTATCTCTCGACCGATCTAGAAGGGCCCCAGATGGACCCGCCCATCCACCTGGTGCTGACCGAGGTGGAAGCCGACATATTCCGGGTGACCGGGCGGGCCCGCATGCTGGATGTGGGCAACAAGGCCTTTCCCGGCATTAGCTACACCGCCAAGACATTCCCTGGCCTGACCCGATGAGCCACTCACCCCATTGGGCGACCGAGTACATCGGTCGGCCCTGGCACGCCGGTGCGCGTGGACCGCAAGCCTATGACTGCTGGGGCCTGTTCCTCGCCATCCAGCGCGAGCACTTTGGCCGTGACCTTCCTGAAATCCCGGTCGACGCCAACGACCTGCGTACCGTGATGACCACCTTCCGTGACCACCCCGAGCGGCAGCGCTGGACCGTCGTGTCGCAACCCACCGAGGGCGATGCCGTGCTGCTGCGCCAATCCCGCCACCCGGTGCATGTCGGCGTGTGGCTCGCGGTCGATGGCGGTGGCGTGCTCCACGCCGTCAAGGACGCGGGCGTCGTCTTTCAGAAGTTGCCCGAACTCCTGTTGCATGGCTGGCGTGTGGAAGGCTTTTACCGATTTGTGGAGAACCAGTGATTCACGCCGAGCAAAGCGCCGTCGTCCTGCTGCGTAACCCCTTCCAGCCCAGCCAGCGCGAAGTGATGGTGGCCCACCCCAGTCAGACCATTCGCCAGTGGCTGGGCACCCAGGGCATGGCCGAGTTCGATCAACCCACCGTCTGCATCAAGAATGGCGCGCCGGTTCTGCGTGCCGATTGGGCGGTCACAACCATCGACGGCGTGGTGATTTTCATCACCCTGCCGCAGGGCGGGGGAGGAGGTGGCGGTGGCAAGAACCCGCTGCGCACCGTCCTGATGATCGCAGTGATGGTGGTGGCCACTGTCTACGGCGGTCCTTTGGGTGCGAGCTTGGGATTCAGCGGCAACCTCGCCACAGCCGTGGGCTCGGCCATCATCATGACGGCGGGCTCTGCCTTGGTCAGCGCGCTGGTGCCGCTGCCCACGCCCAACATGCCCTCGTTTGCCGGTTCGGGCGGCAGTCTCGCGCAGCCATCGCCCACCTACAGCCTGCAAGGCCAGGGCAACTATGCGCGGCTGGCGCAGCCCATCCCTGTCGTCTACGGCCGCCATCTGGTCTATCCGGACCTGGCCGCCACGCCCTATGGCGAGTACCAGTCCAACGAGCAGTACCTGCACCAATTGCACTGCATCGGCTTGGGCGAATACGACATCGAGCAACTCCGTATCGAGGACACGCCCATTGCCTCGTTCGAGGAAGTGACCTACCAGATCGTGCCACCCGGTAGCCCGGTCACGCTGTTCAACCCGGATGTCGTCACCGCCCCTGAGGTCGCTGGACAGGAACTGCTGGCCGGTACCTGGACCGGGGGCTTTGCGATCAA